GGTTCGATTCCCGCCTGCTCCACCATTTTTTTAGTAGTAAAAAGTTATAAAAATCAGTAAGTTAAGTGTTTTATGTCTTGTTAAAAGCTGTCATTTTAATGCCAGTATTTGGGGTGGTTTGGGGTTGATTTACCACTTAAATGACAGCTTTTTTGACAGCTTTTTCGGTGAACATTTCAACGGCTTTATTACCAGCTTCAGGAATAGAATCACTGATATATTTTGCGTAAATTTTCCGTAACATTCCCCAGTCTGAATGGCCCATTTGTTGTGCAAGCCAAGCGATAGATTCACCAGCTGTTAACATCATGCTGGCGTATGTATGTCTGGTTTGATATGGTCGTCTGTATCTCACTTTTGCAAGCTTCAATGCGCTAACCCAAATATTTTTTCTAATTGCTTGGTCACCAGTCCAGCGCTCTGCTGAGCGTGGACTCTGAAATATTTCAGCGTTTTTAAGGTAAGTGTATTGCTTTTGATCTAAAAGAGCTTGCATTGCTGGCGCTAAGAGTTTCACTTCACGGTTGCCGGCATTTGTCTTTGGTATCTCAGCGATGTTTTTTGATGCCTGCGTCATGGCTTTAGTAATAAATATGCTGCCACGCTTCCAGTCAATGTCAGTCCAATCCAGTGCCACTAACTCGCTGGTCCGCAGCCCAGTCCAGAAAAAGAACTGCACCATGTTTCTGGCTTGCCCATCTAGGACGCTTAGTATTGCCTCTTGCTCTTCCTGGCTAAATGGCTGCACGTCACTTTCTTTTTTTGGAGCCTCTTTATTTTCGTAGCTCCAGCCATAAAGTGGGTTGGTTTCAATTAACTCATCATCAACGGCATCCTGTAGCGCTATTCTAAATACGCTCAGAATGTTGGATATGCGCTTATTACTGCAGCCCATTTCTTTAACCCAGTTTTTTACATCGATGCGTTTAATCTCAGGCAATAGCTTGCCTTTGAATTGCGGAATAATGAGATGGTTGATGGTTTTTCTGTAGTCGTTGTAAGTGGATGACTTGAGCTGTTTTTCTTGACCTTCAAGCCAGTCATCCAGATAGGTTTCAATCTTGATAGCCTCGCCTGGTGTTTCTATGAATAAGAAACGGCGTTTTGAATCTGGAAAAGTTACACTGTAGTTGAATGTGCCTTTCTCGATAGAGTCGAGTATGGCACCAAGGTGATTGCTTACGCGGCGATCATTAGCGGGGGAGGGCTTGAGCTTGATTCTTTCGCGGCACCTGACGCCTTGATAGGTAAAGGCGATCTCGTAGCTCGTTTCTGACGCCTTGCGGATACCATTCCCATCTCTGCCCATTCGTTATATCCTTCAACACTCATTAATATTCTGTTGTCTTGTGCTCTCACCCAAACTTTATTTTCAAGCCAGACACCGTCACGGATTTTAGTACGAACTGCATCCTCTGTGTAGCCAGTTTCATTGCAAAACTTAGAGATGGTGACGTACTTGAACATTTATAAAGTAACTTTTACCTTGGGTTTATTTTCTTAGGACACTAGAACTTTTTCATTTTCGATACTGCTAGATTCATGATTTACCTTTTTGTGCGTTTCTGACATATCTACATCAGCGCGTTTGGTAATGGTGAAGTCGCTCATTCGCATAACCCATAAATTGAAGTGCACATAACGGCTTCACCTTGAATATCGCCAACTCTTAACAAGTCAAACTGCTTGCCACCTCTACTTGTTTGTGACCACTGCACAACTTTGTCAATTGTTTGCATTGCAGACCATTCGTGCTTTTGTTCATCGGTTAAATGAAGCATTGATTTGTTTGGCGCTGGGAAGAATGTTGACGCGCCGCGTTTACTGGCCTCACACACAAAGAATTCCCAATCTTGAATTCGCTCAATAACCTCTGGGAATCGTTTGCTTATTTCTAGCAATTCGTCTTTACGGCAGTTAATGCAAGGCATGCACCCAACACGCCCCATCCCCATTTCATACAGTGGGTTGTGTTTTACGTTGTGCTTTCTGTGCATCGCAAAACAATCTTCTGCAGTCCAATCTAAAATTGGTCTGTAATTCCATAGTTCAGCACCATTTTTACCTACAGACTTCAATTCATTCTCTGGTAGATTTGCGCGCCTAATTGATTCATCGCGCCTTACACCTTGCCAGCTAATAACATCATCACCAGCTTCAAGCAGTGGGTTTTGTACTTGATTGATAATTGGATTACGCTTTAACTCTTCTGAGCAAAAAGCGGCTTTACTTGATGGAAACCTACCTTTCCAAAGGCATAAATCTAAAAATGGGTTGCCTGTTGGGGTCATCGCGTTTGATGCGCGATCAATAGCCTCTTGGCTTACGCCTTTTTCTTTCCATTTGGTTAAAATGTAATCTTTTTTATGTGCAATTTGCTTTGTAAAATCAGCCTTAACCACACGTATAGGAAACACGTTGTCTTGTAAATATTTGATGTAGTCATAAGTAATTTGATGCTCGTTGCCAGTGTCGGCAAATACAGCTTGCAAGTTATCTGGCTGACGCTCAATAGCAAGTAAAAGCAATGCTGTACTATCTTTTCCACCTGATATGCTGGCAATGTTATGTTCGCTCATACCTACCACTCAACCTTTGCAGGCTCTTTAGCAGCACGGAAAACAACATCAATCGCTATACCAAGTTCGGTAGGGTTTTGCATTTCGTGCGCATTAACCATTACGCAACCAATCTCATCTCATCACCTTCATGGCAAACTGCAACTAACGCAGCGCCCGGGTAAGGTGAAACGCTATTGCCAACCATGCGCACTTGCTCTGCTACGGTAAAAGCACGTCCATCATGGCCATGTGTGAATTTGTAGTCTTTGTCAAAGCCTTGCGCTGAATAAAGCTCTTTAGGCTTGAGCATGCGCAACTTAATATCAACAATCAGATATGGCATGCCTTGATAGATTACTGTCACCAAGGCCAAGCGGTCTTTGGTGGTAATAGTTGGCACTGGATCACTAACGCTGCTCATGTTGTCTGTGCCGTAATAGCTCATTAAGAAAGCTGATACACGTAAAGCTTTCTCGGTAATCCCATGTTGGCTTATCTCACGAAGGCTGGCAGATATTAATTGTTGCTGACTGCCTGTATTTGTGATGGTTGATACTGGGTCTGTTACTGAGTTTCCAGAACCGTTATAGAAGCCACCATTTGCTTGCGCTAAGAATGTTGTTACCAATGCATGACGATTCTCTGTAGTGATCGTAGGCAATGAACCTTTTAAGCCAGAGCTTCTATCATTGCCTGATTCTGTTTTATCGCCGTAGTATTGCTGCAGGTGTGCCATTGCCAAAGCTTGACCACCACCGTTTGCAGTAATTGTTCCTAATGGCTCTTGGCTTGATTTAGCCCCATCGCCCCATCGTTTAGTTTTGCCGCTACCTTCGCCGTGGCCTGCTTGCACCATGATTGGTGTTGCTAAGGCAAACTCACCGCCTTTGGCTGTTGTGATGGTGTTCAATGGCTGATTAATGTCATGAATACCGTTTGAGCTGCTTTGTGTTACTTGAACGATGAACGGATCAGCATTATTGATAACGTACTTCATCATGCCTTTAGCGATACGGCGCATTGTGGCCTCTGCTAATGGCTTCTTGCGGTCAAATATAGATTGCGATTCAATACTGAAATCAATGTGTTCGTGCGCAGCGCTCCAACGCTTCTGACCGCGCTTAGGATTTTTAAAGTGCGTAGGCGCAGGGAATCTTACTTGCTGTCCATCATTACGCGCATGCATAAATAATCTGTCGCGCGTAGTGCCTGCACCGTAATCAGCTGCAACAAGGTTTTGGCATTTAACGTCATAGCCCATGTTGTTAAGCATTTTGATAAAACGTTGCCAAGTTTGGCCTGCACGCTTAGGGTCTGGAATTAGATATTGCTTTTCGCGCGGCACAACTTCACCAGGTGCAGCAATACGGTTAGTAACCTTGCCATTGGCATCAGTTAACTTGTCTAAAGTAATCACGCGACCAGTTGCACTATCACGCTTAGCAATCAATGGACCCCATTTTTGAACCTGCTTAACATTTTCAAGCGTAATGACACGAGGCTTTACTTGACCAGCCCAGCGAACAACTACCCATGACAATGCACGGCGTTTTTCATTACGAGGTTGACCGCCTGCCGCTTGGCTATGATGCGTACAATCTGGGCTTGCGTGAAGGTGTCCAACTGGGCGACCATGTACTACAGAATCTGGGCAAACTTCAAATACATCTGCTACAAAGTGGCGTGTTTGAGGGTGATTGGCGCGATGCATACTCAATGCATCGTCATTGTGGTTAATAGCAATATCAGGATGGCGACCTAGTGCCATGTATATTGCCTTTGACATACCGCCACCACCTGCAAACAGGTCAACGATCAATTCGTTATGAATATCAAGCAGCATTTGTGGTCTGATCATATAAGGTCCATGCAATTAGTTTTGTTGAGCGATTTGGTCATGCGGCTCTCTTCTCTTGCAGCTCTTTGTAAAAAGCATTCAACTCAGCAACGCAGTCGTTGTATAAGTTTGTTGTTTGGCGTTTCCAGAATGAGTCGTAAAACGTCACCAAGTTACGCAATGCGCTTAGTTCGTCGCTATACACTCGGAACTTACCGGTGCTTTCATATCGCTCTAAAATCAGCTTAGCTAAGAAGTTAATAGCAACAACTGATTCCTTTAACTCTTCGTCATCCTTGTAGTTTGCTGCGATGTTTAGCGTGTTTGTTATGCGCGTTAAGTAGTCGTACTCATCGCGTGTTGCTAAGCCAAACTGAAAGGCATTAAGCATCGCAAGTTCATCTTTGCCCTCGATCGTGTCGTTCATGACGCGATTAACAAGCATAGGAACGCTGGCTTGGATGCGCTTGTGATTTTTGTTACGCTTTTTAGCCACGAAGCGCCTCACTTTTTACAATATCGTATTGCTCAATACCCCACGCAATTGCAAAGCAACACCATGTGAAACGATGTGTGTAATCAGTAAATGAGTGTTCAAATAAATCATAAAAGCTAAAACCTAAGTCGGCATTTACCTCGTGATAGAATTCATGAGCGGCTATCTGTTTGCGGTAACCGCCTGAATCACCATCAGCGTCGATAACATCAGAAATAACTTCATCCCATAAATCGCGGCGCTCTTCTTTAGTAGTGCGATAGCTGTTCTCACGAACCCATTCAATCGTTATTCTTTTGACGGTTTTGTTGAATATTTCCTCATCAAACTGTTCAATCCCATCACGGTCTTTTGCTATACATTTTTCAGCCCAATAGCGGCGGTCAATACTGTATTTCTTCTCTAGTTCTGATCGTCTGAAGAATGCAAACATATCGACTAATCTTGTGAAAACATATGTTCCCATGTCACCGGTATAGCAAAGATGACCGGGCCAAGTGATTAAATCAAAGTGCATGCAGCTTGTATCCGGTCTAGCTAACCTAATATGTCTATTCACGCCATCATCACGGATGATTTGAATTTGATGATTAACCACATCTTTTAAAAATGATTCTTTGTTGATAACGTAACTCATTTACGCACCCACTTTCTGTGAGCCAGCATGCTTGCAACAATCGCAAATGGGCCAGAGGTCAAGTAGGCGGTAATTTCATAAAAACCAGCTTCAGGCACTGTTTTAAATAAAACTAGATTGGCGCCAGATATAGCAAAGCTAGTTAAAAAGGCAGCTTTGTAGTGGCCGTTATTCACGTTTAGGCTCTGAAAACCCAGTGCAAACACTAAAATAAACGTGCTGCCAAAGATGATTAATGCGGTCATGCTGCTGCCTTTGTCTGTAAGGCTAGCAGTTCTAATTCAGCCTCTTTGATGTACTCAATATGTTGATTAAGCATGTTGATTAAATCTTGAGCTTGTTTAGCGCTTAGATCTTCATGAATCTGGCATGCGCCTGTATCTATGGTGATAATCTGTGCTACATAATCTTGCGGTTCGCCAGTTCGATGATCTGCAATCCATACAGATGTATTTATCTCTAATCTGTTGATTAAAGTTTTAGCTTTGTTATGATTAGCTGGATTAAATTTCATATTGTTCTCCCTGATAGTTTCCATGACTCTATTAAGCTGTAAGGACGCTTTGTAACGTAGTAATGCGTGTCTTTAAGGCGCTTAATCAGTCGCCCGTGTGTAATCCATGATAAAAGCCATCCAATAAGAAATACCGATGTAAACTTCATGTAATAACTCCAAAAATAGCGGTGTTACTTGGTAGGTAATGATCACAATTAGAGCTGCACCAACTATTGCTCTTAGTACCTGGTATATAAAATCACTTGATGTAAGGTCATCTAGTGGGTGGTTTTTCATGGTTATGCCTCAGCGCTTTGGCACATTTGCATGCGGCGTTTTTCCAGTGCTGAACTGAAATCAACCACATTGCTTGGCTTTGGGTCTGGGTGATAAGTAACACGCATACCTAACGCTTTAGCATCTTTGATTAATCTTTCTACTAAAGTTAAATTGGTGTTGTCTGCTATTGCTAAATTCATGATTAACCTTTCAGTTAAACCAGCTCGCCGTTACACAGCGTGCTGGATAGGTGACAAGTGACTAGAGACTCTTGGTGCAGCGGAAGCCGACGCCGTTGCCGTCGTTGCCGGGCCAGCCGAGGTCGAGATTGAACACGCCTGCATAGTCGTCCGAGATCCAGCAGCCGCCCCGGACGAGCGCATCGCCAGACCAATTGGCAGATGATGGACGCCAGCCCATGCCTTTTTCTAGGCTAGGGTAGGGTGCTGTTGATATTGATGGGTCTGATGAGTCAAAGCTTTTGTTGATAACGCCATTCTCATCACCGTGAAGGTCGTCAAATACCCATGAAAAGACATTGCCATTCATGTCGCAGATTTGTTCACCGTTGCTAAGTGTTAGCCAGCGGCGTTCTTTTTTGTTGGTTGGTTCAAAGTCACCAGCTTGAGCACCAGAGACATTACCTTTGCGAATGCCTCTAAATAGTTTGCCTTCACCGACTTTACCTTTAGTCCAGTTAGCATCAACGTTCACAACGTTGTGCGCGATAGCAAGCCACTGTTTTTCTGTAATCAGTGAGTAGCCAGCATCAATGCATGCTTGTTTTGCATCATTGAAGTTGATGTTTACCCATGGCCTTAGGTTGGCGGTGATGATAGCTTTGCCTTCATCAGATTTGCTAGCTGCATACTGTGCCACTTTGAAAGATGGCACTACGGTGCCGCATGGCAGGGTGGTTTCTGGAACAGTGACAAATAAATCTATATGTATGATTGGTTGCGCTTCTGTTTGCATGGTGTTTACCTTAAATTTTGTTGTACCAATATTCTTTCGCGCCATTTTTCCGCGAAATTTTTGGTATTGGCTGCTGCGGTGTTTTGCGTTGTGCCAGCCTAATTAAACAAGTCACCAATGCTTTACTCTGCATGGCGCGTTCAAACGTGTAGCCCAACCTAGGGAGTTGTGAGGTATTAAATGCGGTTTGTAAGTCTGCTGTTGCTGGCATTTTCAAACTCCTAAATTACGGTTTAGGTGTGGCGTTTGAAATATTAAACACTATGTTTAGTATTTATGCAAACAATTTGTTTAGT